TATTTCTTTATTGAATTCCCATCAACAACATTCCAAATATTCCCGTCTTTTTTTTGTAATATCGGATAAAGATACCTTAAAGGTAATAAAAGGATATGATCATCTATGGTTTGATGCCGAATATGTTGGCAAGATAAACAAGGCTTATAAGCAGATTAAGACTAAATATTGTATGCTAGGGGCAGATGATATTGAATTTTCTCCAGATTGGGATATCCGTTTAATGAAACATTTTAATAATCCTAAAATCAATGTTGTAGGGGGAATAGATGATTGGCCTATCTCCCAGAGTGGAGTCCATACTTCTCACCCGGTAGTACGCACAAGTTATTTTAATCTCCCTTTATATCAGGGATATATTCATTATATGGGAGATATTGAGTTAAATCAGCGAGCCTGGAAGGACAATAGTATTATTATTGATAAAAAAGTCTATATCCCGCATAAACACACAGTTAATAAAAAAGCTGCTAATGATACAACCTACCAGAGGAGTTCTAAAATTATTGACAAAGATAAGCAGTTATATCTAAGTCGCAGACATGAATTTGAGGTTTGGGACTTAAATAATCTCTATCTGGGAAAGGCTATTTTAAGTAAAAATGCTTCTTGAGGTAGAAGCTCTGAAACGGTTTAGAACGGCTTTTTATGACCTATGCCTACCCTTAGTACCTTTTTATACTAATAAAGCCTTTAAAATCCGTTTAGCGCTTTCATTAAATGGTTATTTGCACTATTTTTGAGCATACTGTATGCTTGAATAGGCAAAATAGGACAAAATGTATGGAAAATCTATCCAAAAGTGAATTAAAAAAGCTGGAATCTACCTTTAAGCAGATGAAAGCTAAAGCCAAAGAAGATCCGGTCTATTTTTTTGATACTTTTCTTTACACTTTTGATCCAAAAAATGAACCATTCAATTTGCGATTCAAGACTTTTCCATTTCAAAAGCGTTTAATTAGGGATTTAATTAAAACTATAAAGAATGGTGAAGATTTATTCATTGATAAATGTCGTGAAATGGGTGTTACTTATACAATTCTTGGAACTTTTATTTGGTTATGGTTATTTGAACCCGCTTCTAACTTCCTTATAGGTTCACGTAAAGAGGATTATGTAGACAACCGTAGAGGAGGTTTAACGGGCAATAAAGAGGAGTCTTTATTTGGGAAAATAGACTATATGATGCAAAGATTACCTACATTTATGTTACCCGATGGATATAATCCCGATAAACATTTTAATTATATGAGTTTGGTTAATATTGAGAATGGTAATGTGATTTCCGGTGAATCATCAAACCAGAATTTTTCCAGAGGTGGTAGACAACGGGCAATCTTTTTAGATGAATTTGCTTTTTGGGATAATTCTAATGCTGTTTGGGGAGCTACGGCTGATACAACTAATTGTAGAATAGTAGCTACTACACCGGGACAAAAACCATCGAAAGCTAAAAGACTCCGTTTTGGAAAAGATGGAGAAAAGATTAGAGTTATAACCTTAGATTATAAGTTAGATCCTCGTAAAAATACTAAGTGGTTAAATGAACAGCGTGAAAGAAGGTCTACCGAAGATTTTAATCGGGAGATAATGATTAATTGGGAAACCTCTATTACGGGACGGGTGTATCCTGAAATTGAAAATGCAGCGTATGGTAATTTTCCTTTTCTTCCTAATCAAACACTTTATTGTTCCGGTGACTATGGTTTAGATGGTACTTGTTTTCTTTTTTGGCAACAAAACCCGGCAAATGGTAAATGGAGATTAGTTAATTCATATACCAATGAAGGTCAGATAATTCAATTTTACTTTCCTCTTTTTAGTCAACCAATGGATTCTAAATTCCAATATACTGATGATGATATTAAAGCTGTTACCGAAATATCGGATTATCCCCCGGCTATTCATTTTGGAGATGTAGATATTAAGAAGAAATCTTTTATTAAATCTTCATCAACTATTCTTGAGATGCAAAAAATTAAGATATTTGTTCAATCTATGACCGGTGAAGCTAATAACTTTATAAATAGAAGGGATGTTACTAAAGTTTATTTAGCTAAAGGGATAGAGATTAATGCTAATCCTAGAAATGAATATGTATTAGAGGCATTTAAGAGTTATCGTTATCCTGCCAGGGATGAAGATTCTCAAGCTACTACTCCTATCATAAAACCCATTCACGATTGGACTTCTCATCCTTCGACGGCGATGGAATATTTCTTCATTAATATTAATATTTATTCCAATATTAATCAGCAGAAGCCAACTTGGGCAGACCAAACAAAGAAATGGCTGACATCAAGAGCTTCTTTAGCAACAAGGAGATAAATATGGGTATGCTTAGTGAACGTATTATCAAAGATACCGTAAGGAATATCCAATCAAAGATTGAATCTATGGCTATAACTATAGAAAATATGCAAAAGAATCAGGTAGAACAGAATAAGATTATTCGAGAAATGCGTGAAATGTTAAAAAGAAAAACTAAAGAAAAATAAATGGCAGTAAATGTTAGTGTAATCATCACATGTTTTGAGAAGGAGAAGTACCTTGATGAATGTATTAAATCGGTTATGGAACAGACTAAAATACCGGTTGAAATAGTTATTGTCCATGATGGTTGCAAAGAACCGGTTGCACATCAAAATGGAATTACTATTATTTATCCAGATAACAAAGGAGTAGTCTTTGCTAGATCAGAAGGGGTAAGGTTTTCTAAAGCACCATTGTTATTGTTTTTAGATGCTGATGATAAACTTTCACCAGATTATCTTGAAAAAATGGTTTTTTTAATGGATAAATATGATATCGCTTATCCTAATATATTATGGTGGTATGAACAAAAATGGGGAGAAAATAAATTGGGTGAAACTCCATATAAACTTACTCCTGATTTAATGATTACTCAATGTCATATACCCGTCACCTGTTTAATGAAACGGCATGTTTTCTTAGAATTAGATGGTTTTAGAAACTTTCCTATGTTTGAAGATTGGGATTTTTGGCTTAGAGCTATGGTTAAAAATTATAAGTTTGGAAAAGCAAATACTTTACTTTGGTATAGGCAATATCCATTTACCCGTAATAGACAAGATCGGGAATCTAAGAAGAAAATTCATCGTAAGATTTCTAACCAATTTGAGGTTAAAAGGAGAAAATTGTGGCTAAAAAAACAAAATACAACGAGTTAAATTTTATTCCAATATCAATCAATTTTTCTCAAATGAGTATATCTTCTGAAGAAGATCTTGAATTTGATATCGGAGATGATGGAAATGAATCAGAGGTTTTATATGACACTTTAGAATTAGAAATGAATATTATGGAAATACTCCATAATTTAGACAATCGGGAAAAGATTATATTTTTATATCAATTAATGCGGGAAAGTGGTTATAGGTTTGATTATACTTCATGTGCAAAGACACTTCATATTAGTCGTAAATGGTACATGATGATATTAAAACAGGTCAAATCAAAAGCAAAGTTTATTTTACAAGAGTATAAACGGCACAAAGAAACCACTTAAAGGTTATACTTATTGTATAAGGAGTTTGATTTTCTATGGCAAAAGATAAATTGGCCGGAATTGTGCGTAGACGTTACAATAAAATGAAGGAATTAACTCAAGAAGTTTTTGATAAGGTCGAGGTAAATAAAGCTCTTTATCGTAATGTTTTAAACATTGATGATACGTATGAGTGGGATTATTCATTGACTGATCCTCATGTATTTCCCATCATGCGTAATTATTTATCTAGGTCTAATCCTTCCCAAACTAAAATTCGCTTAGAAGCAAGGACTCCTGAAGATTATGAAAAACGGCAAGATAATCAAGATTTAGTTAATTGGGAATTAAATGAGATTCTTCTAACTTCAGTTTTCTATCAGACTTATTTCTCTGGATTTGCTTCCGGTAAAGGATATTTAAAGACAGGTTGGAAGATCAACAAAGCAATTGAAGTACAAGTTAAGGATGAAAAAGGAGATCTGATTCGTACTAAGGTAATGAGAGGTGTATTAAATAGGGCTGATGCTAAGTTTGTCAGATTTAATAATATTTTAATTCCCAACCGTAATATCCCTAATCTTGAAGATCAACCATATGTCGCTGAATTAACTCAAATGAGAATTGGGGATATGTTAGAAGAAAATGAAAGTGGTAATTATTGGGATAAGAAATGGCTTGCTGAACTTAAAAAAAGTGGAGTTGAAAAGCAACTTTTAGAGTATCAGATGGATATGGCTGTTGATGATGATACTGATACAGATTTTGCTTTTAAATCAGCTTATGTTTCTTTGATTTGTATGCATACTCTTGAAGGAGATGTTCTTTATATTCCATTTAAGGGTGACGATAAAATAGTAAATAAAGAACAAAAGAACAAGTATTGGCACGATCATTATCCTTATATTGAGTTTACTCCATTTCCTGAAGATGATGAATATTATGCTATGGGTATTGTTGATGCTGTAGGTGATCTGCAGATTGCAGCTACCGAAATACTTAATCAAACCTTAACTAATGTCAGGCAAATAAATACTGATATGTGGATAGCCGGAACACCTGCTGCTCAAACTCCTGATTGGGAATTTCAAAAAAGACCAAATGGCATAATCCGGGTAGCGGGTGATGTTAGTCAAATTCAACAGATTAGAACTCAAGATAATACTCAAGCTGCTATGCGTTTTTCTCAGGAATTACAGAATCGGATTGAAAGAGCTTCCGGTATTTCCTCTCTCTTTGCTTCCGGCGCACCTGGTTCAAATATTAATCAAACTGCCAGAGGCGCACAGATAATTGACCAAAATATTGATACCAATATGAGGATGATTTTAGATCTCTTTGGTGAACAAGTAATTAAACGGTTAGGAGAACATTTCTTAGAACTTAATGCTCAATATATTACTGATGAACAGACTTTCTTTATTACAGGTAAAAGAAATGCCAGGCAGGTTACAAATATTTCTCCAGAACATGTATCGGCTAATTTTGATGTGTATGTTAATTCTGAACGGATGGTTAAACAAACTCCGGCTTCAAGACAAGCTCAATTACAAAATCTTTTAGTAGTAGTTAATCAACAAGCTAAAGCTATGGGGCTTGAGGCAGATACTATTCCAATTTTTGAAGCCCTATTAGATTCATATCCAGAAATGGAAAATGTTGATGAAGTAGTAGTGTCTATTGATGAGAAGGCTAAACGAGATATTTCTACTATGGAACGTGGACAAGAAGTTGAAGTTAAAGTCCGTGATTCACATTTGGAATTGATGCAGATAGTTAAGATTCATTTTGAGGATAATATGCAAAATTATTCAGATGAAATTATGGCAATCTTTGGTAAATATTTTGTTGATCATTCCCGATATATGCAAGCTAAGGCTGAAATGCAAGCTATGGCACAACCTCAGTTACCGGGGCCACAAGCACCAGGTCAATTAGAAGCTAGTATGGGTGGAAATCCAGAACAAGCAGGATTGCCTGAAAATGAACAATCATACAATCTTGGCCCTTTGGTTCCCCCTCGAAGTGAGGTATGACCTTTCAATTAATTAGTGAAATAGTTGGTAAAATTGTTGGCACTATAGAGCAAACTGCTATTGTTGCGGTAAAAACTCTTAAAGCTAATGTTTTTGGTGTCCGGGTAACAAACCCTACTACTAAAGTTGAAGTGAAGGGTACGGTTACTGTTGGTAATC